CATGGTCCGGCTGGTCCCCGAAATCCCGACGGCCTGAAATTTTGAGCGCGTTGCTTTCAGTCTCTCCTCGGTCGGGTGTCCGAGGAAAAGGGCCGTCTTGACCCCGTTGATCGTCAACGCCTCCATGGCGTCGGCAGAGCCCGTGAAGTCGTCGCCGTAAAAAGCCAGCAGGAGCGGATTCACGATTGGCTCGATCAGCTGACGTCGGGCCAGGATCTGCGCAATGTCGTGTCAATCTCCCGACACTGCTTCTCCGTGAGCGGTTCGCCTTTGCGACCCGTCACAACGGCAATCTGGCAACACTGTTCGACTTCCTCCACCACGCCGATCGCGGTCGACATGTCGGGCCCGGCGACGATCAGTCCGTGCTGGCGCAGCAGGATCGCGTGGTGGACCGGTGCAAGCGCTTCCACGCCCTCATGCAGCGCATGCGAGCCCGAGGGATGATACGGAATCATCGGCACGCGCCCGGCACGCACATAGAATGCCATCGTGTAAGGCGGCACCGCGTCGTTCGACTCCGGGCCGATCAACGTCGAATAGGCGATCGAATAGGTCGGATGAACATGAACCACCGCACGGGCATTCTCCCTTGCCCGATACATGGCGAGATGCATGGCCATTTCTTTCGAGGGAGCCTTGCCTTCCAGCACGGTGCCTTGAAGGTCGACCTTGACGATCTTGTCTTCGGTCAGCTTTCCAAGCTCCGCTCCGGTCTGGGTGATCCAGACGAAATCGCCGTCCCTGACGCTTGTGTTGCCTCCCGCCGCATGGATCAGCTTGCGGTCGTAGAGCGCCCTGCTCTCGGCAATCAATTCGTCGATCAATGCTGTCTTGTTCATTCGCCGTTCCGTCAATAAGCGGTAACGCCGCCGTCCACCGGTAAGGCGACTCCGTTGATGAAGGCGCCTTCCTGCGAGGCAAGGTAGACCGCGGCCTCGGCGATGTCTTGCAGGCTGGCCATTCTGCCGAGCGGCACTTCGCCAAGCCGCTCTTTTTTCTTCTCAGGGTCCTTGAGCATTTCCTGCACCAGCGGCGTATCGGCGGTGCTGGGATTGATCGAGTTGCAGCGAATATTGAACTTGCCGTGGCGCGCGGCGACGGCCTTGGTCAGCAATGAAAGCGCGCCCTTCGTGGTGGTGTACGCCTCCGGCGTGTACATGTGACCGATCAGGCCGCACACGGAAGACATATTGATGATCGATCCCCCGCCAATTTTCTTCATCGCGGGAAGCGCGTGCTTAATGCCGAGGAACGGGCCCTTCACGTTCACGCTGTACATCCGGTCGAGTTCTTCCGGGCTCATCTCCTCGATGACCTTGCGAATGTTGATGCCCGCATTGTTCACCAGGATATCCAGCCCGCCCGCGTCCTGCTCGATCTGACTGAATACGCGCCGCCAATCATCCTCGTTGCTGACATCGAGGCGGACGAAAGTCGCGTTCTTCCCGTTCTCGCGCAGCTTCGCCACGGCGGCCGATCCCAACTGTTCGTTGACGTCCGCGACATAGACGACAGCACCTTCCCGGCAGAACGTTTCCGCAATCGCGTAGCCGATGCCCTGGGCGCCGCCGGTAATCAACGCTCTCTTGTTGCTGAGTCTCATGGCCACATGTCGGAGAAAGGTTGAGAAAGGAGTCGAAACGAAAACTTGTTTGCGCCGTCATTAGAGGCGGGCACCACCGAGCCCGTCAACTCGGAACAAGAGCCGCGAGGAGCATTCGGAGCCGCGAGATCGAGCAAAATATTCCGACGTTGGTCCTTTGGGCGGATTGCACCACGCTTTGAGGGCCGGACATGCCGGGACTGGATCACGTCGCCGTTGTTTGAAGACCCCGCCGCAAAGGCCGCCAACGGAAAAACCCGAAGTCCCTGCCTCCTCACAAGCATGGCTACGCAGGTACCGCCTTAATATTCTTTCCGGCACCACCCTTGGTCTGAAAATGGCGGAGACGGAGCCCAATACAGGCTTGTCCGGCCTTGTCCGGTGTCGTCCGCCCTCACCAACTTTCTCCACGAGCACCTGACCGAGTGAGTCTGGAGCCGTCCGGGGTCGTCCGCCAGCGTCTGAGCCCCAACCGTATGTATAGGCATAGGCTCAGACTTAGGCGGATACACCATGAGGAAGCTAACACTGGCACTAGCTGCCAAAGTGAAAACACCCGGCCTTCACAGGGACAAAGGTGAAGGGGCTGCACGAGGCCTCTACCTTCAAATCAGACCACTGGCACGCGGCAACGGCTTTGCAGCGTCATGGCTCTACCGATACGCGGCCCCGGCCACCGGCAAACTTCGCTGGATGGGATTGGGGCCGCTTGATTGCGTCACTCACGCTGACGCTCGGGAGATGGCGCGCACGGCACGTGCGGGGGTGAAGCGAGGCCACGACCCCATTGAAACGCGGCGCGCTGAGCGGGCACGGCTGAGAGCGGATCAAGCCAAGGCGATCACCTTCAAGGTGGCCGCTGAAAAATACATTGCCGCCCACGAGGCAGGCTGGCGGAACGAGAAGCATCGCCAACAATGGAAGGCCAGCTTGGAGACTTACGCCTTCCCGATCCTAGGCAAACAGCCGGTCGCATCCGTTGATACGGCGCTGGTACTCAAGGTGCTTGAGCCTATTTGGAGCGTGAAGGCTGAAACCGCTGGCCGCTTGCAGCAACGGATCGCGCGGGTGCTGGATTGGGCTAAGGCGCGCGGCTACCGCGTGGGTGACAACCCGGCGCGCTGGACCGCTCACCTTGAGGCGCTGCTACCCGCCCGGCGCACCGGCAAAAGCGCCAAGCATCATCCCGCCCTACCCTACGCCGAGATCCCCGCGTTCATGTCCGACCTCCGTCAGCATCAAGGTCAGTCAGCACGGGCGTTAGAACTTCTGATCCTCACCGTCCTACGCACGGGCGAACTGATAGGCGGCAAACTGACGGAGATTGATCTAGAGGCTAAGGTTTGGACCGTGCCCGCTGAGCGGATGAAAGCTGGCCGGGAACACAGGGTGCCGCTGAGCGATCGTGCGATTGAAATCCTCAAAGCCCTGCCCCGCGAAAAAGACAACCCGTACATCTTCATCGGCGGACGCGCGGGCGGTCACCTGTCAAACATGGCCATGCTCGCATTTATGAAACACTTTCGGCCCGAGTACGTACCGCATGGCTTCCGCAGCACCTTCAAGGATTGGGTGTCAGAGACGACTAATCACCCTGGCATCGTGTCCGAGATGGCGCTGGCACATACGATCCCCAACCGGGTTGAGGCTGCCTACCGGCGCGGCGACCTTTTTGAGAAGCGCCGTCGCCTTATGCGGGATTGGGAGCGGTACTGCGCCAAGCCCGCCACCTCGGCGTCGGTCACGCCGCTGCGCCGCGCGTCGTAAGTAATTACTCACGGCCTGAAGCCCGCGCCTCACCCGCGCGGGCTTTTCTCGTCCCGAGCAATCTGAGGCCCCAAACGTATAGAGGGACATAGGCGGACACAGCCGGACTGAGTTGGACGGATGCCGATGGATACGTTCTTGCGAAAAAAACAGGTACTGAGTGCGACGGGACTGAAACACAGCGCCCTATACGAACTCATCGCCCAAGGAAAATTCCCCAAACCCATAAAGCTGTCACCCAAGTGCAGCGCGTGGTCGGAGTACGAAATCACGGAGTGGCAAAATGGCCGCAAGGCCGCGCGGACCGTGCACAAAGAAATTCGTCGGCGCTGACAAAATCCAAAAATCTTCCACAGCGCTAATAGAAAAATCTCCCGAGAAATTCCGCGAAATGCCCGGTTAGAGGATACTTCCGAAATGCTTCCAAAAATGCCACTGCTCGATTTGACTCAAGGCCAACCGCTGGATATCAGGGCGGCGCGGGCTCCCATTATTGAGGAGAGCCCCATGTTGAAGAATCCGCACACATCTCACGAGTCCCGTTCCGTGGTGAACCATGACCACGGCGACGAAGATATTTTCGCCCGCGCCAAGCAGCTGTGGGGCGATCTGCGCAGCTTGCAATCAAAGACAGCAGCGACAGCCTTGGCGCTGGGGCGCGAACTCATCGCGATAAAGGACAACATTCCCCACGGCGAGTGGGAACCACACGTGGAAGAGCACGTCGGGGTGCCGCCCCGCACAGCGAGCTATTACATGAAGCTGGCTCGCGAACACGACGATCTGCCCGAAGAAGATAAATCGGCAATCCTTGCCGATTTAGACGAACTCAACATCATCGGGCTTGAACGTTTCCTTGCGAACAACAAAAACGCGAGTCGTCGGAATCGTCGACCGAGAATATGCGGGAACGGGGGGAAGAAAAATGACGAGGACGCAGCTAGCCCCATGTATGTCGAACTGTATGACGAATTCACCGACTTTCTCGAAACCTTCGTAAAGAAAGCCAAAAAGTTGACGCCCGAACTTCAACGTGAACTGCACGACGATTTGCGCGATTGGATCGACGGCATCTCGATGCCGCGCACCGCGAAGTGGTGGTGAAGCGGCGTGCCCCTATTTCTCGATAGCCTTCGGCCACACACGTAGAGCTTCGGCGCGATTAAACCGTATGTCGGTCAATTTGTAGGAGCCGTAGACGCCGTGGTTAGGCTCGGCTTGAGGCTTGTCCTGATATTCCTCAGCAAGAAACCAAAAAGAAAAGTCGGCGTTCATCCAGTACTCGGCCGGAATGGGCTGAAGCGGATAGCGCGTGTCCAGAACGCCCGCGAACTGTCCCTCATCAACACGCCGCCCCCAAGCCTTCACTTGCTCCGTGCACAACTTGTCGCGGACTTCCAAACCGACAGTGTTCCATCGCTCCAACTCAGCGCTTTCCACTACGTTGGGCGAAAGATGGAAGAACAGTTCCCGTAATGTCATGTCGTGCGCGCCGGATTGATACTCACGCCGGATTTCTTCGCGAGCCTTATCCTCCCTGTGTGAAACAAAATCCGCGCCAACAAAAAGAAGTCCGACTACAACTAGCCCGCATCCAATCCAAACTAGGACTTGGGCTGCCGGATTCATAAAACCCAAAACAATCGCAACGCCGCCCAAAATAATGACCGCAGCTTCAGCTAATCGTCTCCACGGCATGGCTCCCCCCGAACGCGCGGCGTAAACACCGCCCTCGCTTCGCATTGCGTGATTAGGCTAGCATGGTCGCCCATGAGTCATTCAGTGGAGAACACTCATGGGACAGCGCGGCCGCAAACACATTCATGGACGGGCCGGACTTGGTACGAACGGCATCCCCGACCCTTTCCCATGCCCCGGCGCGTATCTGGTAGCTGATCAACCGCCGCCCAAGCCGCGCAAGGGCGTACGCTACGTTCGCAAGTACGCCGAAGTATCCCGTCGCCTTCACGCGGTGGAGTACCAGCACGTTTGGGTGGCGATGCCCCATTTAAAATGTCTTGGAGAACCGCCGCGATCCATCGTTGAAATTGATAGGTACATCGCATTGCGGCACCGTTTTCAACGTGACGCCTATCGGACCAGGAACGGCTGTCTGAGGGTAAGATTGACCGGCGCTTAGAAGCACGCCCGTTAATAGAGACGACACATTACAAAAACCACACGCCAAGCCATTGAAACTAATAGACCGACGAATCAAGAAACGATCCACGCGAAAAGCACTTCTCTGCCTCGTACTGAGAAAATCCATGCTTCCTAAGACTTTTCATAATCAGTGACGGAGAACGGGTGCAGATAGTTTTTGCAAGCTGATGATCGTCAAAGTGTTCCCACTGATCGTAGGTGAGAATTCGTAGATAGTGATATGCCGCCCGCTTCAGTTTTTTAGTGGTTGCCGAACGATCCCTTACGAACAGCCGACCTAATTCCTCGGGATTCAGTATCCCCGCTACTAATCTTTTTTCAGCGAACGCTACCAAGTCAAAGTCTAGCAGCGCCGCTATTGTATTTGCGCCCATGTAATATTTGACTGCACTTCGTGAGAGCGTCCATTCAACTGAGATGATTGGGTCAGAGAACGCTTCGCCGTTTTCCTTGCGGCTGCGTGGGTAAACCTTAGGCACAACCGAACTGCGCTTATCTTCAAGGTAGATCGTGCTGCAAAAGAACTTGCCGGGTTTAGGTTCGCTAGAGGAATGTTTGGCGTAGAAGTGGGGGCGGCGCTGGCGCTTGTGCAAAAGCACGCCCGCCACCTTAGGCACGCTAGTAACGGCGTGGCTCTCACTGTTAGCGGGCAATTCCACCGTTACCTCTGCTGAAGTGACGCTGTACGTCGCCAGTTCGTTTTCATACTGAGCCAAAAGCTGAAGCGCGGCGCTATCCCTTCCGCACACAATGATCAGCTTGGACTGAAATTTATTTAGGTAAGCCGGGTGCCCATCACGAATTTCAGTCAGGTGCGCCTTGTGAGAAAGCGCTTTCAGTTGTTTCAGAGGCAGCGTGTTGGCCAAGCGGCCCATGCTGAACGCTGAAGCTATTTCAATCCGATCAAAGCGTACAAAAGCAGACTTGCTTCCATTTTTGTTCGTCGGTAGAGCGGGCATTGCGTAACCCCTGTCCGGTGGTTGCGTGGTGAGTGCGCGGCGGGCGGTGTGTTCCTCATTCACCGCTCGCCGTTTTTATTTATATACGCGCTCTACGCCGACAATTTTTTCATTTCAACTCGGCCCGCGCTTCTTGCACCCGGATTCGTATATGGGTCTAGGAGGTGCGCGTAATGACACACGAACAACGACTGACGCTGTTGCTTGCGTTCAAACAGATCGACGCTGAGTTTGCAGTACAACGTGACGACCTTACGCTGGATCAGGCTGAGGCCGTTGTAAGCGGCATGGAAGACTTGATCACTGCAATTCAGCAAAAGGATTTCAACAAGGGCGAACAGGTGGCGATTCAACTATTGGAATTCTTAGCGCTGCCAAATGCACCGACCTGATTATCACCGCTGGTACGGTCTTAAAGTTTGGAAAGACCTGCGCGCGTTGCGGCTAACTAGCGAACCGTTGTGCCGCTTCTGCATGGCAGACGGCAAACTTACGCCCGCAACACGCGTTGACCACTGCAAAGCACATCGCGGCAATTGGTCGTTATTCGTGGACTACAACAACACGCAAAGCCTGTGCGCTACATGCGACAGCACGTTCAAGCAGTCACTTGAACGGAACGCAGATAAGCCTGTCATTGGCGCAGATGGTTGGCCCATTGATTGAGAAGAAAATGTTCTTACAAGCGTGCGCAGAAAAAATACATTGCATCGCTTGAATCGGTCGGCATATCGTTGACAAGACAACCAAAGCAGACCGGGGGAGTTATCAAATATTCTTCGCGTCAAATACCCAGCGGCGGCAACCCCGCAAAAACTTTTAACGGCCTTTTTTCTTAGTGAAGCGAAATGAGATCACGAGGTAGAACTAGCGAAGCGGCGCTGACACTTTTACAAGGCGGTCAAGTTTCCGCCGTTCGCCGTCCTGATCCCACTGACGAACTCACCGATGAACAGGCAGTAGAGTGGCGCGCCGTTGTTGCGCGCATGCCCGCTGACTGGTTCCGCCGTGAGCACTGGCCCTTGCTCACCGCCTTCTGCCGTCACGTGGTAACGCACCGCCGCGTTGAGCAATTGATCCAGCGTGAGGAAGCCAGCAAGCGGTTCAAGCTTGAGAGCTACGACCGGCTGCTGAAAATGCGTGACCGCGAGTCACGTGCAATAGCGAGTTTGGCTGTGAAGATGCGGTTGACGCAATCATCTCAGCTTGATCGCAAAAAGCCGCGCGGTGCGGCTGCTGCCAAACCGTGGGAAAGCTGAAGCGCGTCAGGCTTACAGACCCCCAACGTGACGAACCACGAGCCGAAAAGTCTTCCCGAAAAGCGGTTACGCGCGCTCAGCGCAACATTGCTTGGATAGAAACTCACTGCCGCATCCCTGAAGGGCCGGACGTAGGCAAGCCGGTCAGGCTCAGGCGCTGGCAGAAGCGCGAACTAATCCGCATCTACGACAACCCTCACGGCACCCGCCGCGCGATCATTTCCTGGGGCCGCAAGAACGCGAAGACCACGCTGGCCGCGTTCATCTTGCTGTTGCACCTGTGCGGGCCTGAGGCGAAGCCGAACGGCCAACTTTTCAGCGCTGCGCAAAGCCGGGAACAGGCGGCCATAACATTCGGCCTCGCAGCCAAGATTGTGCGGCTGTCGCCTAGCCTCAGTGAGCACGTGGCCACGCGGGACACGGCGAAGCAGCTCTATTGCGCTGAGTTAGGCACGCTGTACCGGGCGCTCAGCGCGGAGGCGAGCACCGCTTACGGCCTCAGCCCGACGCTCGTCATCCACGACGAGCTAGGACAGGTGCGCGGGCCGCGCTCAGAACTGTATGAGGCGTTGGAGACAAGCACGGGCGCGCAGGCCGAACCGCTTTCAATCGTAATCAGCACGCAAGCGCCTAGCGACGGCGATCTGCTTTCGATTCTGATTGATGACGCGCTGACCGGCACGGACCCGCGCGTCATTTGCAGCCTGCATGCGGCGGACGTGAGCCTTGATCCGTTCTCAGTGAAGGCGATCAAGCAAGCCAACCCCGCGTTGGGTGACTTTCAGAACAAGGCGGAAGTGCTTTCCATGGCCGCCGACGCAAAGCGTCTACCGTCAAAAGAAGCGTCGTATCGCAACTTAGTCTTGAACCAGCGCGTAGAGGCTAAGTCACCGTTCATTGCGCGGGCGACGTGGCAGTCTTGCGGAGGGCCAGTAACTTCGACGTTTGAAGGGCTGACGGTTTTTGGCGGCCTTGACCTGTCAGCCACGCAAGACCTCACCGGGCTGGTTCTCGCGGCTCAGCACGCGGGGCAATGGCATATAAAACCAACCGCGTGGCTACCTGAGAAGGGAATAAAAGAGCGTTCGCGTCTTGACCGCGTTCCGTACGATCTTTGGGCACGCGCTGGACACTTGAATACCACTCCGGGACGCACGATTGAGTATCAATGGGTCGCGTTCCGTTTACGTGAACTGTTTGACGAACTGAATATTGCAAAGATTGCCTTTGACGATTGGAATTGGAAGCACTTCCAACCTTGGCTCGTTGAAGCGGGATTCACCGAAGAAGAGCAAGCGCGCTTCGTTCCGTTTCGTCAGGGCTTCAAAACAATGTCGCCCGCACTGCGTGACGTTGAGAGCTTGCTTCTCAGCGGCAAGATCGCGCACGGCGATCATCCCGTTCTGAATATGTGCGCCTCAAATGCCGTGGTCGTCACTGACCCGGCAGGCAACCGCAAGCTGGCGAAAGACAAGAGCACCGGGCGCATAGATTTAATGGTTGCGATGACAATGGCTTTGGCCGTCGCGCTATCCGAGCCGCTTCCTGAAATTCAAAAACCACTGACGGCAGACGACATGCCGGTGATGATCTGGTGAGGCAATGAGATTTCTTGGATTGAGTATCACTCGTGAGCGGAAATCAGCGCAGGGCCTGAGCCTAGATGCACTGCTGTCACGCCTAGATGCACTGGCCAGCACTGCCGCCAACATTCAGGTGACGCCTGAATCGGCGCTGCGAAGCCCCACGGTGCAAGCAATAGTCACCGCCGTGACCGGGAAAATGGCGACGCTTCCGCTGCATGTCTATCAACGGCAGCAAGAAGCAGACCGCACGCGCAAGGTGCGCTTGCACGATCATCCGATCGCTCAGCTATTGGAGCGGCCAAACGGCTGGCAATCACGCACCGATTACATGCTGGACAGCACTTCGCGGCTTGTACGCTACGGGAATTTCTACGCGCACAAGTCAGCGGGCCGCACAGGGCCGGTGCGCCGCCTTGAACCGCTGCATCCCAATGCCGTGGACGTGGAGCAAGCCGACGACCTCAGCGTGACCTACCGCGTATCGCTTCAGTCAGGCGCTAAACGCGATTACACCCCGGCACAAATCCACCATGTACGCCTAGGAGGTACTGACGGCCTTACAGGCGCAAGCCCGGTCATGCTGGCACGTGAGGCAATAGCGGTTGAGATAGCAGCGGAGCAGTTTGGCGCAGAGTTCTTCGGCAAAGGCGCGATGCCAGGGCTCGTCTTTGGCTATCAGGAAGGCCAGCCCGGCTTTGCTACCGACGAGGAACGCAACCGTTTCCTTGCCAGCTTTGATACCGCGCACGGCAAGGGCAAACGCTTCCGCGCGTTGTTACTTCCAAAGGGCATTGATCTCAAAGATCCAATCGCCATAGACAACGAGAAGAACCAGCTAATTGAAACGCGCAAGTTTCAGCGCGCGGTGATTGCTGCCGCCTTTGGCGTTCCTCAGCACTTAGTCGGTGATCTATCCAAGGCGACGTTCAATAACATTGAGCAGCAATCGCTAGACTTCATTCAGAACGTCATCCTGCCTTATGTGCGCATCCTTGAAGCGGCGTTAGAGCGCGACTTGCTCACGCCAGAGGACCGCGCAAACGGAATCATCGTTCGCTTCAACCTAGACGGCTCGTTGCGTGGCGATTTCAAGAGCCGGCAGGAAGGTCTGAAAATCCAGCGTGACGCTGGCGTGATCAATCCCAACGATTGGCGCGAGATGGAAAGCATGAACCCCATCTCGGCCGAAGACGGCGGCGAGGACTATTGGCGGCAAGGACCATCCGGTCAGACAGCCGCGCCTAAGCCGTCAAACGGTGGCAGCGGTGAGGACGATGGAAGCGAAGCTTAACTTTGCCCTTGAGATTAAACGGACGGCTGGCCGTGACTTTGAAGGCTACGCCAGCACGTTCGGCAATGTTGACTTAGGCCGGGACATTATTCTGCCGGGTGCCTTCCAGCGCAGCATTGCTGAGCACAAGCGTGCGGGCAGCAATCCATCAATGTTCTGGATGCACCGTGCCGATCAGGTGCCCGGTGCATGGCGTGAGGTCCGCGAGGATGGCGACGGCCTCTATGTGAAGGGCGAACTTGCCGATACGCCGCTTGGCGCAGAAATAAAAACCCTTCTGAGCATGAAAGCGGTGCGCGGCCTGAGCATCGGCGGCAGAACGATCAAGGCTGACTTTGATACGGACGGAAACCGCCGCATTGCTGAATTTGATCTAATGGAAATTAGTGTCGTCAGCTTGGCAATGAACCCGCTTGCACAAGTCAGCGCTGCGAAGGCCGCGCGCCTGAGCGATAGCGGTGAGTACGTTCCAAGCGTCACTGAGTTTGAACGCATGCTCCGCACACAGGGTTACAGCCGCACGACTGCCAAGACAATTTGTGCCCGCGTCTTCAGTGAGCATGACGAAGACGCCGACGCGCGGGCACTTCTCACTGCGATTGAACGCTTCACTGCCAAGATGCGCGCTGCATAAAAAGAACTGTTGCGACAGGACTTTAGTCCTGTAGAGTCCAAAGCACTAGGAGCTGCGCGATGCCGCTCCTTCCACGCCCTGCGCGATGCCGGGTCACCCGTGACAACCCGAACAAACGTGCAAGCCGCGCGCTGAAAAGCGCGGGCGTGGAGCGAGAATGTCAAACTATATTGAGATCAAGGACGCCATTGAAAAAATGGCGACGAGCTTCGAGGCGTACAAATCTACGAACGATGAACGCCTGAAGGCAATCACAAGCGGTGACACGAGCAAGGCCGGTGAACTTGGCCAGAAGCTCGCCCGCATTGAGACCGACGTTACTAAGTTTGCAGACCTCAAGGCGAAGCTGGACAACGAAATGAAGTTCCAGCGTGAGCGCATTGAGGAGCTTGAGGCGGCAAAGGATCGCCCCGGTAAGACTGCTACCGACAAGAAGTCGGACGAGTACTCGCAGGCTTTCTGCAATTGGGTACGCAAACGCGGCAACAGCCCCGCCGACGAAGCGAAGATGGTGGAGCTTGAACGCGAGATTAAGGCCGTTGATACGGTGAGCGGCAGCGGTAACGCGGGCGGTTACGCGGTGCCGAAGCAGATTGCTACCGAGATTGAACGGCTCGA